GAACCTCGTGGCGCTCTTTGAGGGCCATCATGCGTTCGATGGTGTCGATGTTCCCGGCCTGAACCGCGATCATCAGCATGTTGTCGTAGGGATTGATGGCTTGCGACTGATCTGCTACAGGCGCAACGGCGCGCACTTGGTCTGTGACCAACTCTAATTCTTGTGTCATGATTTCTCCGAGGGTATATGTTTGGAGCGACTTGCAGGAATCGAACCCGCCTAAAGCGGCCTAGAACACCGCTGCATAATCCAATCTGCCAAAGTCGCAAATGCCAGAATCTCACTGGCCCCTTTTGAAGCGTGGTCGCTGAATGCGCCAAGACCTGGCAGCATCGGGGCTTTGTCGATGTCCCCCATCGGATTCGATGGCCCCTTACGAGGGCTAGGCGATGCACGGTGTTACACCCTTGACCGTACAGCTTATGACGTTGCAACCTGAACCGCGAGCCACACGACCCAAACACCAAGGATCATGCAGGCAAGTACGAAAGGAACCTGACCGCCGAGACCTTCGCTACCAGTCCGCGCCATGTATTCGGCTCTTGTTTCATCGTTGCGCCATGTTTCTAGTGTAGCCTGATTCGGTGCTGCTTGGATAGTGCTGTTGTTTTTACGCATCAAAGCCCCCGAGTGTGGATTGCCATCGCATCGTTTTCTTCCTGACGAGCGCGCAGTTTCTTGCTCAACTCCTTGCGGTCGCAGATGCTTGTGATTTCCATCGCTGGCGAGTACCAGAGGTGAAGCGCGCCGCCCTCACTCACCAGTTCAAGCCCCTCGTCCGCATACGCCTTCTGCACATCGCTTCCTTCCACCGTGACCGTAATCACTGCTGGCCTAACCTGAGACAGTGTGACTTCCGTCATCCCATTGATGCTTACTGATACTGCGAGGTCGTCAACCTCAAGTGCTGTTCCGATCATGTTGTTTCCTCCCTGTTTATGAACGAACTATGCCATACAAAAAACAACAACGCAACAGTGTTCGCAAAATAAATACATTTGACGCGCAACACCTATTGAAGCATAATTGTTGCAGTACCCAAACAACACAAGGAAGACACATGCAAAACCCTGAGAATAAATTCCCCTACGATGCATCTGGCAAGCTGCTGGACTATCTTGCCGAGCTGACTGGCGCGCAAGATGGCCGCGACCTGTCGGCAAAGATCGGCGTTGCTTTCACCACGATCAGCCGCATTCGTAATGGCTGGTTCGGCGTGTCGGCTGCGGTGCGCCTCAAAATCTTTGAGACTACCGGCACCCCGTTTGAAACGCAAAGCCAGCTCATCGGTGATGCGCAGCCACTGCCACGCACCCATACCCGCGCAAAGGACCGCACGAACGACAAGTCAGGCAAGCTGTTCGACTACCTGCGCGATAAACTGCGCGCAAAGAACGATGCCGACATGGCGCGCAAAGCTGGCGTTTCGCTGCCCTACGTGAGCCTTATCCGCCGTGGCAAGCGCGAACCCGGCGACCTGTTCCTGATGCACATCCACAACGCTACCGGCATCAGCATCAAGAAAATGCGCGAGTTGATCGCCGGGGAGAAGCCATGAACCGCTACCTTATTCAAATCGCACTTGACGGTGTTTTCCTTGGCTCCCTGTACACATGGCAAGTCAACGGAAGTCAAGGCGCAGGAAACATCTTTCTGTTCATGGCGTGGGCGCTGGCAATTCTCGGCCTTCTGCTGATGTTTACCCCAAGAGCTTCGCTGAAAGACAAGCCAAAGCCCAAGGTTATCGCCTTGTGGAACCGCGTCAAAATGACTGCAATCATCTTCATCATCGCCTATCTCGGAATGTTCGTTTTGGCCTCGCTGCTGGCGCTGGCAATGTGCATCCTGTGGGCAAAAACCAAGGAGGAAAAATGACTGACCTCGACCCAGGCCAAGTAATGACCATCGAAGCATACAAGCGCATCAAGGCGCAGCAGGAGCAAAAATAATGGCGATGAACAAGAAAGAGCAAGCCGAAATGGCGGCGCTCAAGCGGAAGCTTGCGGTAGCAAGCGCATTCGTGCGGACTCCTGCTGTGGCGAAAGATTTGCCGCCGCCTGATCCTGTCGGGCGTACGGAATACACCCATGGGTTTGACTTTAATACTTATGATAAATCTACCCGCGAATATTGGAGCGGTTGCATATTTCACTACACCTCTAACCCGGCCGGCAAGAAGGGTTATCTTTCTGGTAGTCAGCGCGGAATTGCACTCTACAGCACGCGCTTGCTGGCACTGAAAGCCTTGCGCCACGCAGTAGAAAACGAAACCGCCGAATCGCTCGCTAATATCGACATGAAAATCGCGGCTGAAATCCAGGCGCAGCAGGAGGGGAAATGAGCAACCGAGTATATCCGCGCACCGTTTGGGTGCTGATGCCATCGTTTAAGCCGATGGCTGTTGAAGTGGTTTCCGCATACGGCGTGTCATATTATGACTACGGTGATGTAACTGCAAAAGGCAAACGCTACGCCGTGGCAGCGATGCATGAAACCCGGGAGCAAGCCATTGCCACCGGGCGCTATGAAATCGAGCGCTTGCGCGCCGACATCGCCAAGCGCACCGAAACCATGAACAAGCGCATTGCAGCACTCGACAAAGCGGAGGGGAAATGAGCGAGCATACCAAGGGGCGCTTACATCAATGCAGCCATTCCGATAAGCGGCTGCGCGATGAATCAGGGGCATGGGTTGCTGCGACTGATACGGTGCGGCGCTCAGAAAGTGAATGCACCGCGAACTCCCGCCGCCTGGCCGCGTGCTGGAACGCGTTTGAAAACGTCAGCACTGAAATGGTTGAGGCAACTGTCGGCACCAGCACCATGCAAGCCGCATGCGACGCGATGGCAAGACTTCCAGCAGCACAAGCCGAACTTGCCGCCGCCCGTGCGCTGCTGCGCGAGGTGATCAAGCAAGACGAAGACGACTTGGTAGTGCTGCAGGCCGAGTTTTCTAACCGTGTCATTTCTTACCTCGACGCATGCGATACGCTGGAAGGACGGCCCAATGCGAGTTGAATGGGAAAAGACCGACACCTACCGTGCCAGGACGGCCACGATGTCTGCGCCAGTCGCTGATACGTTCCTCTGTAGCGTTTGCAAGAAAGGCCGTGGAATCGCTGGCCGCAAAAAGGTAGCGCAGGACGGAAGGCGCGTAAGTTACGCGTGTAAGGCGTGTCAGGAGGGTAAATGACCCTAGTAAAAATTGGTTATAAATTTGGCGAATGGACAACCATAGAGGAAAACAAAGATCAAAATCATCGTCGTTGGCTTTGTATATGCAAATGCGGAATTAAAAAGCTGGTCTACCAATGCCACTTAAAGTCTGGGAAAAGTTCAGCTTGCGCATCTTGCGCAAATAAAACTCATGGGTTTAGCCATCTAAGAGCATGGGTTAGCTGGTCATCCATGCGGGAACGATGCCTAAATAATCGCCATGAGGCGTACAGGCACTATGGAGGAAGGGGCATAGCTATTTGCGAAAGATGGGATAGCTTTGAAAACTTCCTTGCTGATATGGGCGAAAGGCCGAATGGGTTGAGTCTTGAAAGAAAAAACACTAATGGGGATTACAATCCAAGCAACTGTGTTTGGGCAACGGCAAAAGAGCAGTCTAACAATTAAAGGTCAAACAGAATTGTCGAATATAAAGGCGAAAAATTTACGCTAGCTCAATTGTCCGAAAAGCTTGGCATTAATTATCAAACCCTTAGAAGTAGAATTTCTAGAGGAACAAAAATAGATGGAAAAATTAGACAAGCAAAAGTCCCTCATGCGAAAAACCCCTCTAAAGCGAGGAAAGCAGATAGTTAAAGGTGAGCCACGTAAAAAAAAGTGCACTGTTTGCAGAGAGGATTTTTCACCACGGTCAACCTGGGCAAAAGTTTGTGGCCCTGAATGCGCCGCCACCCATGCAGAGGCCATCAGGAAGGCGCAGGACCGCAAGTCAGACCGAGATCGCCGCGTAGCACTCAAGACTCGCCAGGATTGGCTACGCGAGGCGCAGGCTGCGTTTAACGCATTCATCCGGGCGCGTGACCACGATCAGCCGTGCATCAGTTGCGGAAGGTTTCACACTGGCTCCTATGATGCCGGCCACTACAGGAGCGTGGGGGCGCAACCGGCCTTGCGCTTCGATGAGTCCAACGTGCACAAGCAGTGCGTGCCATGCAACCAGCACAAGGGGGGCAACATCATCGAGTACCGTATCAGGCTGGTGGAGAAAATCGGGCGCATGGGCGTTGAGTGGCTGGAAATGGAACACCCTCCCCTCAAGCTGGATATCCCCGGCATACAGGCAATCAAGGAAGAATATCAGCGCCGCGTGCGTGACTTAAAAAGGGAAATGGCATGAAACCAATGATCGTAAACGGCAAAGAAGTTGACCAATCTGTGATTGATTTATGTCTCGCACGGATGAAAAGCGGTATGCATTTTCGCGCTTTTGAAATTGAGGCCATCGCGGCTAATGCGGGCGTTCCATCACGAGACGGAAGCGCCATGCGCTGCGCCGACAGGATTATTCAGCAGCAGCGCAAGGCCGGCAACGTTGCTATCAGAACTGGCGCACAACGTTGCTGGCACTGGATCGGGCAGAGCTAGGAGGCCAGTCATGGAAATGACTTATTTGGGCGACCTGATAGGCCAAGCCCCGCCGCTAGACCCATCCACGATGCAGTACCGTGCCACGCCTGCAAAGGTGTGGATTGCACGCAACGATAAGAAGCCCGAGCGAGCTTGTTCTGGTTGTTTATTCAAGGGCCAGAAATCCAAGGTCTGCGTTCAGGCCGGCCAGCTTGCGTGCCTCGCTGGTTTTCCTGATTGCGAAGAGCGCGACACCGAATCTGACAAGACGTTTATCTACATACCCATACCGATAGACGAGCGCCAGCTCACCATAGAATGACCGAAGCCCGCCACTGAGCGGGCTTTTTTACAACTGCGCGATTTATTTGCATAATATGATTGCGTTTCGTAAATCGCGGTGCTATAGTTCTTACGTCAGCAGCGCAAACCACAAAGGAGAAAAGCATGAACCTCACCATTCCCAAAAGTGCCAATCTTGGCACCGCCACCGAGCGAGATTTGCAGGTTGCCAAGCTGGTGCATGACGCAGTGATGACGCTGTTGAACATGCCTCACCCGCTGCCGTTCAGCGAGTTGCGCGCCTGCATCGAGTACATGCCGTTGGCGCATATTATTGAAAAAGGCTGAATTTGCGCTAGTATTCCATCAGGCAACATAACTTTCTAGGGAGTTCGACATGAGCGCAGTTTCGGTTAGCCAAATGGTACGGGCCTTGAGCAACGAGCGGACAGGTATGGCCTCGTGGGAGCGAGAGGCGGTGCATGTAGCGCACACGCAGTCCTGCCACGGCCTCAAGCCTTACCACCTGACCCAGCGCCAATGCGAACTCATCCTCACCATTTTCAACAGGATTTACAAATGCTGAACCTTGCTAAACGTATCAAGTGGGAAGTCGTCATTGCGCTGGGTCTGTGCTGCGCGCTGTGGGCGGCTGTGATCTGGCGCGTTGCGGGAGCCTCCAATGGCTAAGATTGGCCGCCCATCGCACCGTGACAAGGTTTTAGCGGCGCTCCCTGGCATCCGTAGCCAAGTGGCAAAGCGCGCTGGCGTGGCCGTTTCTAGCGCGGGCAAATGGCTTCTGATCCTGCACGACGAGGGCTTGCTCTACATCAGCCAGTGGCGAAGACAGAAGGGCAACGGCGCTCGCCGGCCGCTCTACAAGCTCAAGGTCACGGGATTGGAGAAAGACCGGCCCCGCCCGCCAGCACTTGACGAGGCCGACTACCAGCGCCGTTTCAATGAGCGCCACCCCGGACGCCGCGCAGAGATTCGCGCAGCCTACGAGCAGCGCCAGCGAGAAGTCATGGCAAAGCGCCGCCAGCGCCTCGCAGCATGGGCATTGCCTCTGACCGTTGTTGTCTCACCGCCACAGCTATCGAAAACTTTCCCCGAGGAAGTTGAGAGAATAAATCTTTAATTGCGGCAAGGTAGGAATTGACCTACAATAAAAGCTCAGGCTGTCGCGGCCTATTTAGACAAGAATTTCAACATGAATCTTTCAGACTGCACGTTTTACCGGACCCATCAATGGCGCTCGCCGTCTTGTCTAGGGAATGCGACCCGGTTTAGCGTGCAGCCTAAAGGATTGTCGCATGGAAAAGTTTGTATCCCTTAAAGTAGCCGCTGAGAAGAAAATCCACGGCGAAGAAATCGGCAAAGAGACTGCATTCAAGGTCGCGCCGCATTTGATCGAAGTCGAGCCAGGGTTCAATCGCCCGATTAACCGTGATCGCGTGGAGTCGTTCAAGATTTCGATGCGTAACGGCGCGATCATCCCTCCCATCTTCGTGCGCGTTGATGTGGGCCGTATCGTGATGGTCGATGGCGAACACCGCCTTATCGCCACCCGTGAACTGATTGCCGAGGGCGTCGAAATCCCGCACCTGTCCGCTATCCAGTTCCGGGGCGATGACGGTGATGCCATCTGCCACAAGATCACCACGGCTCATGAGAACGGCATCCCTCCACACGAGCAGGGCCGCGACTATCAATCCTTGCTGCGCTTGGGCTGGGACGAAAAGAAGATCGCGGACCGCTGCGGCCTATCGGTAGGCCACATCAAAATGTGCCTCGCGCTGCAAGAGGCAAACACCGATGTAAAGGACCACATCAACGCCGGGAACATTTCCGGCACGGTGGCAGCAAAGCTTCTCAGGCAGCACGGCACCAAGACCGGCAAGGTAATCACCGAACTCAAGAAGGAATCTGGCGGCAAGAAGGTTACCGCCAAGATCATCAAGAAGAAGGCCGGCCCGAGCAAGCGCGATCTTGCGATTTCCGAGTTGATTAAGGGCGCAGCCATCGGTTGCCATTCTGGCGACATTTCCAAGTTCATCGAGAACATCGGGAAAATTGATTTAAGCGAACTCATCGCATCAAGCGGGATTTGATTCGTCTCGGAGCGGAAATGCATTACTACAAACGAAACATTGGTGACTATGCGAAAAAGGCCGGTCGCTTATCCATGTTGCAGCACGGTTCGTACACGCTCTTGATTGATGCGTGCTACGACCGTGAGCGATTTCCCACGATGGAAGAGGCTATTGAATGGACGTGGGCGTCTTCGTCGGCAGAGATAGAGGCCGTAGAGTTCGTTTTGAAGAAGTTTTTCACGCTCCGTGATGGCATTTATGTTCAAAGTCGGATCGAAGAAGACCTACAGGACTACCACAAAAAAGCAGAGGTCAATCAACGAATCGCTATCGAAAGGGAGGCGAATCGTAAGAAAAAGAGCACGAACCGTGCACCAGACGTGGACGAACCGCCACCTAACCATAAACCACTAACCAAGAACCAAGAACCAAGAACCAAAGACGAGTCCGAAGAGCGCCGAAAAACCCGGCGTCATTCGGACGAGGATGAGAAGTGTGCAAGATGGCTGTACGGGCAAATCCTCAACGTCCTGCCGACTGCCAAGCCTCCGAACTGGAACACATGGGGTGACGATGTAAGGCTGATGCGGGAGGTGGACAAGCGGACGCACCACGAAATCTGCGAGTTGCTGCAGTGGGCCACGAAAGACACGTTCTGGTGCAGGAACATTCTTTCGCCCTCCAAGCTGCGGGAGAAGTGGGACCAGTTGAGCGTGAACCGCGCAGCCCCCAAGGCACCTGCAAGACCTTCGATGAACAACCTTGGCGGTAACGCGCCAAAATTTGATGACCCATTTGCGAGCTAGGCCATGACCTTCAAAAACTTTTCAGATTACACGCCAACGCCGGTAACGAAGTACCGTGCTGCACAGTGCGATGTGCACGGTGCGCACCAGGAAATGGGCGGCTCGCTCACTGGCCGTGAGGATGCTATCCGCTGGTTCGGTTGCTCCAAGTGCAACAAGACCGTGCGTGAGCAGGAAGATGCTAATGCCCGGGCAGCGGAAGAGGTAAAGCGCCAGAAACGTATCGAAGAGAAGCTGAGTGCTGCCGGCATCCCTGCTGCTTTCACTGGCCGCTCATTCGACACGTTCGTTATCGAAAATGCAGAAATGCAGAGGGCCCATGATGTAGCGAAGAGCTTTGCTGATGAATTCTGGTCCAAGACAGCGCCAGAAGGCCGCTGCCTCGTCTTCGGCGGCATGACTGGCACCGGTAAGAGCCATCTTGCTTTGGCCGTCGCACAGGCCGTTTTAAGGCGTGGCACGGCGATGTACATGGATACCTCTGATCTGCTGCGCGCTGTTCGCGGTACGTGGCACAAAAGCGCGGAGCGGTCCGAAGAATCGATGATGCACCTGCTGTCGAGCATTGACCTGCTGGTGATCGATGAAGTCGGCGTGCAGCGCGGCACCGCGGATGAGCAAATGACGCTGACCGACATCATCAACCGACGCTATCGTGACATGCGCCCTACGATCTTGCTCACCAACCTTCCTGGCCTTGAATTGGTGGAGCTGTTGGGGCCGCGAGTAATGAGCCGGTTGAGTGAGCGCGCAACGTTTGTTACTTTCTCTTGGGATGACTGGCGCGTCAAGAAGGCGCGAAAATGAGCGCCGCAGCATTCCATGAGGCAAATTCCCGCTACCCTTTCAACACCACCGCTGGCTATGATTTCCGGGCATGGGCCAAGCGGATAATTTACCGGCACGAGCAGGGCGATAAGACCCTGCATCCATTTCAAATACCCTTGGCCTACGAGGCAATGGGCCGAGAAGTACCAAAGCGTGCAGACGCGATTTAAGGAGTAATAAAAATGCAAGAACAGACCTCATACGAAGAAAAGATTTTGGCGTGGATGCGCAGCAAGGGCGGCGAGGTCGTCGTTGTCAGTTCGCTGGCAAAGAAGTTCAAGGTAGGCGATGCGGCCATGTCGGCGCTTTTGAATGAAATGGCGAACTCGGGCAAGATTCGCCACGCTCCGCAGCGTAACAACCGGGCCGTGGCCTTCTACGTCCCATCGGCAGCGCAGATCAACGCCGAGCGCCGCATGAATGAGGAAGTGAAGGCAACGCTGCCTCTCAAGGTGGACAACCACCGCCGAGAGTTGTATGCGCGGCTCAAGGCCGAGCGCGATGCGATCCCATCGAGGCATGGCGTATGAAAGCCAAGCGCTCGAAAAAGTACAGGCCCAAGCAGGTGCATCCTGGCGGCGGGCTTGTCGCCCTGGCGCAGATCGGGGCGCGTGGTGAGGCGTCGGCCTGCCTGCGAGGCGACCAGCAAACCGATTTGGGCGTTGCCTACTGGCTGTCGCTGGAAAACCTCGCACGCGGCAGTGCCGATGAAGAGCATTGGTCCTGCGTGGTATGCGCGCTAAATATTGGCATGGCACTATCCGAGACGGTCATTGGCGAGGAATACGAAGAGGATTTCGTTCGGGCGCTTGACGGCCTGTTTCGCGCCAAAATCCGCAGCAAGACGAGCGGAAATTTTCGGCTCGACGGCGAAGCGCTGCGCGATGTGAAGTACGCCTTGGAATGCCACGACGCCCAAATAAAGCTTGTGAGCAAGCGCGAACTGGTCGCAGCCATGGTCCTTGTGCGCAAGCGCATTGACGAAGGGAATGTTTATCGAGAGGAAGAAAAATTGTAGTATCATAGAATCTTCTCCGAGGCAGGCGCGTCACGCCGCTTCTTAGCCGCTAGCAGTCTCGGACTTCTGGCGGCTCTTTTTATTCCGAAACGAAGGGCGGTTATATGGTGAGCATGCGATGAGCTGGCCTAACAAAAACGGTGGCGGCGTTGGCATTGTCACGCTCCCAGGCGGTGAATTCGGCGGGTTAAAAGACCCGGCTGGCGCTTCGCTCAAGATGCCATATGCGCTTATGCAGATGGGTACGACTATCGGCATTGGGTCTGGCGGCACGATTGGCGCAGATGGTGTACTTACCCTTGGTCGCCAGATGGGAATGATTTACAGCCAAGGCTTGTACCTTTACTTCCCCGCCAATTCCATCGGCGCAGGAGTTCCAGCAGGCTTATATTGGTGCATTATGACCACCACTACGGCGGGGCGAATCTACAACAATATTTATACGTCGGGCACCCCAGTTCCACCGGCAACCCCTATTCAATTCTCCGGCACTGCTGGCTCCACATATGTGCAAGACCTTTCTGAAATAACACTTTGTGCGATCAGTATTCCCGCAAATGCGATGGGTCCGTGGGGTCATTTACGGACCCTTTGGGTAACTTCTTCATTTAGCGGTGGAGCAACAAAAACATACCGACAGCGCCTCGCGGGGCAGCTCTTGCTTACTAGCGCTGGCAGCACAATTGCCTGCTCACGATTTGAAACGAACGTTGTCAATTCAGGCGTAAGCTTCCAAAAGAACGCTGGGGGCGCGGCTGCAATTGGGCCGAGCGTCGGCGTCTCCCAATCCATGACAAATACCAATGTCAACACTGCTTTGAGTCAAGTCATGTCCTACACTGGGCAGTTGAGCAGCGACACAGACTATCTTGTTATTGAGTACATGAAAATTGAGGTATGGCCGGCATGATTAAGATACTTACCGATATGGCAAATGCGGAAGAGCAAATTGACGCTATCCCGGACCCTAAGCATGTGTGGCGCGATATCAGCAGAATCGTTGTTAGCACCGGTGATGACATGCCGCCGCCTCCACATGTCGATGATGAACCATAGGACCGTTATGAAAAAAATTATCTTGCTGGGGCTGCTGGCATTCAGTGCGATTTGCTCGGCGCAAATAACAACTCGCGAATACGTCGATATGGACGACCCTGACGAAATTCATTCAGGTCGGCGCACAGTTTTTTTTGAGCCAGACGGCCCTTTCTGCCTGAGTGCACGCGAAAAGGGGGTTTTTGAAAGCACCACAGATTACATTCTGGCGAGTTGCCGTAAGCTAAACCCAACACTGGGCGTTGACGCAAGCGGGAACCTTGGCGTAACCCCAGGAACATACGCGACAGCCTCAGCGCTCACCACTGCACTAGCAGCAAAGGCAAATATCACGCACACGCACACAGCGGCGCAAATCAGCGATGCAACCGGCGCTGGGCGATCAATCCTCACTGCCACCGATGCTTCTGCCATGCGCTCGCTACTCGGCGTTGCTAGCTCAATGGAAACTTCCGCTGCATATTACCCGCTTGCGACCAACCCAGCCGGCTACCTGACTTCTGTGACGCCCACGCAGATCAACGCGGCAATCGGGTTCACGCCATATAGCGCCGCAAATCCTGCCGGTTACATTTCTGCCTCGGCCCTGACGCCGTACCTGACAACTTCGACCGCATCCAGTACCTATGCTACACAGAGCGCATTGACTACTGGGCTAGTGGGGAAATTCGGAACCCCCAGCGGAACGACCGCTCAATACCTACGCGGCGATGGCTCCCTTGCCACGTTCCCTATCATCCCTGCGGCCACCACGATCAACCGCGTTCGCGCAACATCTGGAACTGATGGCGCATACGTGTGGACACTTCCGATTGCCTGTGCTGTTGGTCAGTTGCCAGTGGTGAGTGTCACGCCAGAGAATGGCGTTGCTAACGAGGTGATCAACCATAAAATCACGGCAATCAGCAATACCTCTGTCAGCATTGCAATGTCACGTGCGATACTGACGCTCAATGGCCTCTTGGGCCTGACGATACCGATCATCCAGACCTCCGCAGGCGCGCAAACCGTGCACCTGATCGCAATCTGCCCTTAAAGGAAATACCATGGCATGGCCCAATGTTAGTGTTACTGGCGGAACCGGAACGCCACTTACCCCTGCGACTGATACCACCCTCGGCGGCGTAAAAGCAAGTCCGACAGTCGGTGTTGATGCGGGTGGTGTGGCAAGTGTCTTGGCAACCGCAGCCCCAGTTGTTGGCGGCGCGGAAATTTTCGAGACGGTGGCAGCGCCAACTACGCTTGTGACGCCGGCATTGGAGCTTGGTGACCAGGTGTCCCTGCAAGAGGTTCTGATGCGGCGCACTTTCATCGGCAATAATGATGAAAGTGCATTTGGCTATTACATCGACCGAGTGCGGGCAATCCCATGCAAGAACGTGAATATTCCTTCCGGGACACTCAATAATTCCAACGGAAATGAGTTCAAAATAGGAAGTATCTTGGCTCCTGGCGATGCAATGCGCTGGTCAAGTGATGGCGCTCTTATTACGATCACATTTACTGCCACCGCAGCGATAACCCCGCATAAGGTTTCAATTTCCCCGGCCAAACTACGCACCGATGCTAAGTACCGTGTTGTATGGGAGTCCACGACCACGCAAGGCACCACTGTAACAAAGCAAGTGCGCATCGTACCTGTACATGCATCTGTGGTTCAGTATTCACAAGTCTCGGCAGCGACTGCGCCGACTTCTTACCCATATGCCTCCATGCGTAACGAAATGAATACGCTGGGCAATGTGGAGATTCCAATCTTCTTCCAATTCACGCAGACCGTCAGCAGCTCAACTTGCGCGATTAACGGTATGACCGCTACTCTGCAACTGTCTCCACCAAAGCGTTTCCAGAACATAGCAGGCACCCCATACCGCCGCACAGCGCGCCAGCCATTCGTGCGACCCGACATGTGGAATTCCCCAATGTTGAGCAATGCTGTTGTTCCTGGCGTTGGTTTTTGCCATGATTTGGCAACTACCACTGGTACTGTCAACGCAGTAGGCACCGCCAATTCAGCGGTAGTAACGGTGGCTCGAACCGCGAATTTAAAAGTTGGCATGATTCCCATGATAGGAAATATCTCGTACACCTACGAGACGAGCGATGCTGCAACAATCTTCGCTGCAAATGGGATTAACGCAGGAACAACGCGTGATATCTTTGGCGTGGGTAACAAAATCAAGACGATTGACAGTGCAACTCAGATCACAATGGAAAAGCCGCTTGTGGCGAACCTTTCGCAGATCGGTAAAAACCAATTCGGCGCAACGAACGCAGTGATCTTTTACCCGAATGCCGAGACGTTTTGCGCACACATGGGCCAGCAGGCAAACTCTATCACGGTCAACCCATTGACCGGCGTGACCAGGGGAGGTGAGAACAAGGCGGTTGCCTTTCCTAATTCATTCCCCGTAGTTCCGTCGTCCGTCACTGACCCTGTGCGCTCATGCACGGCAGCGCGTGTGGTGGCACCTAATGGGTGGCTGTTCAGCGTTACAGATGCACAGGCAGCTGGTGGTGAGCAATTCACCAATGCGACTTGGAAAATGAACATCCCAAGCTATGTTGACGCGGCATATATCAACAATCGAAACAATGCTGACCAGAACATTTGCATCCGAACTGCGGACGGGCGCTATGATGTGGAAATGTTCAAGGCGGTGTTCAACCCGACGACCCTTGCGATAAGCTGCACGCGGGCTGTCGTCACGGATGCTAATGGCCCATCGATCCCATATATTCTTGACCGGCCTGAGTTCCTGAATTTCAACAACAGTTTTGATGGAATATCTTACGGCACTCGTGCGTGGGGCGGCGGCTTGATTGGCGGCATCGTGCGCTATGAAGAGTGGCTCGATATCCCGGATAGCAGCACGACCGGAGAATCTCCCGCGACGATATCTGCGAAGATTGATCAGGCCATGAATGCGATTCCGCATGGCTTGGCTATGGTCTATGGCGGCGCGCAATTGAAGTCGTATGACTACTGCCCTGACCCGGCGGTGCCGGGGGTGCGCATAAACTACAAGAGCTACATTTCCCAGTTTGAAAAGCACACCCCATCAATTCAGAATGGCGGTAGTGGCTATGCGGTGGGGAATATTCTATACGCCACGCCGGGAACCTTTGAAGTGCCGGCGCGCTTTGAGGTTGCGACCATCGGAGCAAATGGAGCTGTAACTTCGGTTTTGGTTGCTAGTGTAGGTCAGTATCGAGTACCACCAGACGATGGCGCAAATATCACTACCACGACGAACGGTGCAGGCACCGGCTGCATCCTGAACGTAATATCCTTGGCCGGCGATCCAACGATAACAACCGTGGCGCAGGCATTTCCTGACAGCGGGCGCAACTCGATTTGGACGTACCCAGGAACCAGCGTAGACAACAGCTACACCACCAATTATTCTGGCTGCACCCCAATGTCAGGGACGTACTCCACTGATCCACGCTTTACGGTGGCGTCACTCAAGGCCGAATTTACGTGGCGGCGTACGCAAGCGCCTACGGCAAAGATCAGCAGCTATGAGTATCTGGCGGTCCTTGCAGCGCTTTGCAAATATGGTGCTATGGTGGTTGACCTCTCGGCCAACACGCACAACCTTGTGGTAGTGGATGATCGCGTTTCGCTATCCGCAAACTACAGCAACCTGCACGGCGATGCGCCAAACGCTTTCACGTACCCGAATTTACAAGACTTGAAAACACGCAGCGCATTCGTTGAGAACGTAACCGTTCTAGGGAAGGGGGCAGGAACGACGCCGAAAGCTGGTTCAGCCTTTGTTGCCGACCTTTACCCAATCAACAACTAAAGAAAAAGCCCGGAATCAACCGGGCTTTTTTTATGCCACCTCTTGCGGCGATTTGTGGGTGGTCATCTCAGTTCCCCTTGAATAGTTCATCGGCTTCGCTGGGGCGCATGCGGATGCGATCAATGCTCCACTCGCAGCCGCGATCAGGCTTTGCCTCGGCGCGAGCCAGCTCAATCATCTTGTCCAGCGCCTTTTCGTGCTGGTCAATCGGATACCAGGCGCGGTTGCAGTAGTCGGCCACTACCCACACAAAAACCCAGCCTTCGGACTGGATGGATTTGATGCGACATTGCGCGTGCTCGATGAGGTTTTGAAGCTGGTCCTCATCCAGGCCGGCGCAGTATTCTTGATGACTCATTTCCCCACCTCTTGCCCAGCAGCGGAAAGAGCAGCAACATAAGCAGCCCGCAATGCGGTGTGCGTTTTGTTTTCGCCGCTGAAATCCATAAGGTCGAGCATTGCCGGGTACTCGCCTTCATCATCGCTTGCGCGGCTTTCGGCCATTGCCTTGAGCATGGAAGAGGTAGGGTGAAGCGGTACCACCTTGCAGCTTTCGCGCTTCGTCAGCAAGTAGTCATCATCGTGGAACTCGATGCCAACAGCGGCCAACGCATGCACGGCTGGTTGCAGAGTGAACGAATCAGGCTCGTACTCTCCGCGAATCACATCGCTCATCAGCAAGGCCAACTCTTCCAGTGCCGCCACCAGAGCCGCGTTAGGAGCGGATGCAGCTTCGATGGCGCGGCACAGGATGACGAATTCGTGATCCTCGCCCATCGGCGCAGGTGGCCGGCCGACGCCGCAAATGTCCTGGATATGCTTCGCGGCCAGTTCGTTGATCTTCTCGATCGTCAGCCCTGGCGCAGCATTGCCACCGGATGCAGCGAGGGCCATAGCCTGCCGTGCCACCTCCGACTGAGCGATAGGCATGCAATGCGTAGCATCGACGGTGTTGAAGATTGCCGCAGCTTCGCGTAGCTTGCCATTGCAGAGCAGCGCAGTATTCTGCCACTCCAGTTCTTCTTTGCAGCATTGCGCGAGATTGGCAGCGATAAATTCTCGACCTTGTTGCATTGTCTCTTTGTAGTCTTTCATGCTTTATCTCCCTGTGCCATAGCGGCGTCGATTGCTTCGCGTGGCGAGTTGAAATACCGATGTTCGCCGCTCAATACGTGGAAATCCTCGTCCTCGTCTTGATTCATCAACTGATACTGCCTGATCGTGCCATCGCGCACTGTCAGAACCGTGAAAGCATCCTTTTGCAGCATGAAATCGAGGCGTTTGGTATCGTCCACCTCCCCCGCTGGCTGTGCTTCGAGTGAAGGGGCGGCGTAGAGCGGCTGAAACTCGAACTGGCCCGGAAGAAGGTGGCCGCGCCGCATGTTTTCCATGTTGCCTTCTGCCTCTTCCCGGGTGACAGGATGCCATGCACTTTCGCGCTGGAAGCCACCAATGCGCATCCACACTTTAATGTGGCGCTGCATGTAAGCTACTGGCTGTGCTGCTACAGGCACCACAGGGGCGGCAGCAGCCTTGCCAAGCTGGTAGGCGCGCCACGTCAAAGCGCCTACGTTTCGCAGGTCTTCCGTGCCTTTAAGGGCACGCATCAAAGCCACGCGCTCGGTAGCGGCTTCACACGCCGTGCAATCCAGCGCCGAGTACAGGTCGCGCTCTTTGCTACCGGTTCCCAAGCACACCTCACAGCGCGCTTCCAGTGGCGTTACAGCGGCGGTCATGCTGGCACCTCAGAGCGAACAAGCGCCATTGCTGCAATAAACCCCTCGGCAGTGTGCTGGGTGCGCTCAGTCCTATACCAACGGTTGCCCTCGTTGCAGCGGTACGGGTTCAGTTCCAGATAGTACGGTGGCGATTTCTGTTTTTTTGCCCACGTTTCAAACTCGGCATATTTCTTTTCGCCTGCGTCCATAATTTCCTGTGCCGCACGCTCGCGCTCTTCGTAAAACTTGCTCATATCTTTCTCCTTTAATAGTTCCTCCGCTACTAGGAATAGGAGCGGAGGGAGTGGGTTATTCTGCGACCTTGCCGACGCCTTTGCATACTTTGCACGGCACGCCGATCTTGCCGCCGCTGCCGTAGCAAGCGCGGCAACCTTTTAGCTTCTTGCTCTTGCTGGCCGGATCATCGGGCGTACGGGCGGCGTATTCCTCAACGAAGATATCCGCGCCTTCGATTGCAGCGCGTGCCGCCTCGCGTGCTGAGCCGGGTTGCTGCACCATGTATTCGAGGTACAGCTCGCGTGCGATGTCAGCGTGCAGATTCAGGACGGCACTCATTTTGCCCCCACCATCGCACAAACCTGCTTGCCGTCGCGGTCCATGCGCGGCGTGATACCACCTGATGGCCCAGTAAATACAAGATATTGACACCCTGTTTTTTCATCGACAGTGACTTCCAAAATACCACCGGGTGATTCAAGTTCTCGCAGGCGTTGAGAAACGGAAAGTTCGCGTTTCTCGCAGCCCACCATCTGCGCCAGCACCACCGCTACAACGATGACCAACACGCAGCGGGCGGGGCCGGTGCGCCAGAACGGTACGTGGGTTGGGATCGGGCTGGTCATGCTTCAGCCTCGTACTTCACGCCGCAAAACGGGCAGTACGTGAACACCATGTTCTGCGTCTGTTTTTTGTATTTGAATCCGCCTTTTTTGAGGGGATGCTCTGCGGTTACATGGATCGGCATATACCCGCGTGATTCCATCTTGTTGCCGATGATTACAAAAGTGTAGCCCGACAACTCAACGCCGTGATCTTTTGCATCCGGTTCTTGCCCCTTGAAGCGTTCCAAGAGCCGTTTTTCAATATCTTGCTTGCATTCGCATGTCATTTTCTTCTCCTTGGTTATGGCCGGCACCGCCGACCGGTTGTGCTTAATCTGCGCGGATCCAGAACTTCTCGTTAAAATCTAGGTCCACGAACAGGACTTCCTTGCGCTGGCAGCACTTGCAGGTGCGATTCTGGCCGTTGGTGTTCCAGCGGTGGAAGTCGATGAAGCAGAAGATTTTTTGCATGGTGTTCTCCGGGGTGTGTTTGATGTAAGAACTATGCCACGGTAATTTAGAAAACGCAACACTATTCGATAAATAAACAACAGCCATTGATTTATGCGCCGCAACCGTGTAGCATTGTTGCAAGCGGTCAAGAGCCGCTAATCTAACCTCGGAGAGAATAATGAAACAGGAAAAAATTCAGGCGGTGCGGAATGAGCTTGATCGTATGCTCAAGGCCCTCAATGCATTGGAGAATGAGCGTTCGCCAGAGCGCCTTAGCAGCGGTACTGCGTTCTACTTTAGCGCACCGAAGTTGACTGGCTCAGTTCGTCGCGCTTCGATGGACCTAACCCGCGCATTGGCCGATCTGCGCCGTGCTGATTAAGGAAAACCCATGACCTCCCACGTATTCACAGAGGACCAAACAACGATGGAATGGTACGTAGACGGCATCCCAGTCGCAGAACTCAAGCGGCGCTATGAGGCACATGAGGCGCTGGTGGAGGCGTTGCGCAAGATGATTGACCAGCACAACAATGGGATTGTGGGCATCAGTTTCATTTGCCTCAAGCAGGCCGAGCGCGCCCTTGATGCTGCGGAGGTGCGCAATGGCTAAGTCAATCATCGTGTACGGCGTCCCACGAGGCAAGACGCGCTTTGCGCAGCGGATCGCGGATCACTTCGGGCTTCGGATCGCCGAAAATGAGTTTGCAAATGATGTTATCCACATGTATGGATATCTCTATTTGACGAGAATTGCTCAGCAACCAAAAGGAAATTTCACTGCGGCTTCGCGCTCGTTCCAAAGCGTAGCCGACGAAATCAACGCCACCATTGGCCTGACCGACTGGCAAAGCGGACCGCCTCCTATGGTGGGTGAGTGGAATGCAAGCGCATTTAAGCGCGATGATACAAGGCGCTGGTGGGACGGCGATAAATGGTCGATGAATTATATAAATCGCGACTGCATTGAGCATCGTGCAAGGATGGCACATATGCGGGCCAGCCGTGGGGATAGTAAAAAAGGCATCGAATGGCGCGGCCTGTCCGCTGAACCCATTAAGGTGACGGAATGAGCGATCCTAAAGTAGATTGGGAAAAGGTCTTTGGAGACATAGGCGAAGACCATGTGCAACTCGTGGGCTACTCTGGCGAATACTCAATCCCAGTCGAGCGCCTTTATCAAGCATTCAAACAGCGCCTTATGCAAGAAATTTGCATCGGGAAAAAGATTAAGAAGGAGAAGCATCGTGCGTGACATCATGGAAATCCTTGGCTACGTGGCGCTCGTTGCCTTGATGTTCTGGCTTGCCAAGCGCCTCAAGCCAGCCAAGGAATACAAGAACATGGAAACCGGACAAGCGGTCAAGGAGGTCGAGCCGCCCTTTTCATGGGCGCGTGTGACCTTCCTACTCACTGCGTTGTGCATCGCTTTCCCGTTCGTTTTCGTGGTTGCACGCCCTGTTTGGCAAGCCATCAGAACAGCTTGGATCATTCTTTACACTGCTCAAGGAGGGCAATAGCATGTACGAAATAGGAAGGGTGTACATCTGGCAGAATCAGCAGGGCGGTCGGGCATGGCTTAATGGCTTGGAAACTATGGTTCTTAGCAACCAATTAGAGCTGGCCCATTCAGTGAGTCTGGGCTATGCCCGATGGGGTCAGCCGACAGCAACAAAGTCAAGAAATCCAACAGTTACTCTGGGATATGTGCTGGCCTCCAAGGGCGATCTTCGCCCCAAGAACCCACCAACCGGAGAGCAGAAAATCCGCTCGATGTTTGAGCCTAAGCCAGTGATGGAGGTAGCGTGATGAACGACCGTGAATTGTTGGAACTGGCGGCTAAGGCGGCTGGCATTGGTCCGCTCGATTTTGACTATTGTGAGCGGGAAGGCCACGATTTCTATTTTGGGCCTCGTCTTCCTATGCGGGAGGGGGTGATCATGGCGGCGATGCATACCTATTGGGATCCGCAAAGAAATGATAGCGATGCTATGGGTATTGCTGTTGCACTTGGAATGACCGTCGATTTTGATTATGCCGATGCGGGCTTACCTAACTGTGTTGCGGTGTATCTCAAGGGCGGCGAGAGGCGCTATCCTGAGCATTATTGCGGGACGTTTCCAGATAGGGCTAAAAACGCTCGATTTGCAATCCTGAGTGCTGCTGAGCGTGTTGGAAAGGCCATGCCATGACCCAAGAAGACCACGACCGCGCACGCCGAGAGATGGGCTTCCCTCCCAAGAAAAAAACACCAGGGCGCTAAGTCTTTGCTTTCGCGCTTGGCATAGTAAAATGATGCCATCAATCAACCAAGGAGAGGCGACATGCCGACCAATTTCACGTTTCAACAAGGCGTAATCCCGGCTGGCGGCACGATTTCGGTCAAGGTTGCCGCTCGCCCGCTTCCGATCACTGCCACGCTCAACAGCGCCGCTGCTGGCCGCGCCATCGCCATCAGCACTAACAACCTCGCTACCGCTGCTATCCCTGTCACCCCTGACCTCACCACTACTGGCATGATCAACTACGCCATCTTTGGTGCGCTGACCGATGTTGTATTTACGGGAAATCCCGGTGACGCCTGGGCCGTTTAAACTTGCCAAACTCAAAATTCAATGGCAGAATGAACGCCTGATTCGCTGAATTGACGATAAGCCCGAAGCTACGGCAGAGGCTGAAACCGGCAAGCGGCACGTAGGGCAGTAAATGGTTAGAACTGAATCTGTAACGGGTCATCAGCCAAAGAACCTTTCAGGAGGGCGCTGATTGAAAGAGCACGTAGCCGCCGACCATGTAGTACCGAGCCAAAAGGCTCCGCAGTGACCGGCGAACGCGGTCTAAGATCAATGTCTACAGTACAGCTCAGGTGGTTAGAGCGGCGAATTAATAACTCGTGCGCGCAGGTTCGACTCCTGCCTGTGGACTCAGTTTCAATTGCGGGGAAGTGTAATGGCGCACGGTCGGCTCATAACCCACCAGACCGGTTCGATTCCGGCGACCGCAACCAGTTTCAAAGCGCATTAGCTCACGGATAGAGCGGCACGGGGCAACGCAGATTGCGTTTGCTTGCGGCAGGTACCCAAGTTCAATTCTTGGGATGCGCCCCAAGTTTGCAATGTATTCGCTTATGCGAAATGATTGAGTGCCTACATTCATCACCGTAGGAAGACAGAGGGTGCATAGTTCAGGTGACGACCTGCTCATATGCCGGATGGTTCACGAAACGAGCCACTACACGGGTAAGCTTTGCGGGCCGGATTTGGAAGCCGGTTGACCGCGACACAAGCAAAGCGAACAGCGGCACAAAGCTTAACCGTGTGGTGCAATGCGCAGTGATGATGCGCAACCGATTCTGTGTCATTAGCAGTCCTGGATGCTGCGGGGTCTCAGAAAGCCGGCTTCATTCCCGGCGCACCACAATCAAGCGGGCTATGCGGTTTTGCGTAGCTTAAACGAGGAACCCCGCCGCTTGGAGCAAAGCCGCTGATGCGTTATGAGGAATTGCCCCTGACAGTTCGGAAACTGCGGTATCAGGGAAAGACAGTCTCACCACGCAGATAGCATGGGAGGCAAACCGAGTACCCGCATGGGACTTGATGACGGCAGGGATAGACCGCCAACCAGCCCACCCTAACCGGTGGGCTTTTTGTTGCCCGCCGAAAAGATGATATGATCCATCCCATCAAGATTAGATGGGTTTTTAATGGGCCATGGCTAAGAGCATAACCAGTTTCAGCGCGGAGAATCCACCGCCACCAGGGCGCGCACCAAGGGGCATTGGCTGGCGTCGAAAAATCCTTGAGGCGTTTGAGCGCGCAGGGAAGACGGAAGACGACTTCATTGATTACATCTGCAAGCGCGCATTCGACCCGGCTGACGAGCTATCGCCGCGCATGTTGGAAATGCTCATCAACCGCCTATCGCCCCTGAGCCGCGCAGTGTTCCCGCTGTACAAGGTGGACATTCCATACGACGCCACACCGGCTGACCGCATCGACGCGATTATCAAGGCCGTGGCCGATGAGGAAATGCCCGCAGACGTTGCGAACATGCTTGTGTCGATGATCAAGACGGGCATTGACGTGCGCGAGGTCACAGAGCTTGCCGAGCGCCTTGCCGCGCTTGAGGCACTGATTGCCGCCATGAATAACGGCGACTGAGTAGCGCATGGGGAAGCGACTAAGCCTCAAAGTCATTCAGGAGCTAGAGGACCGATACCGCGCCGCCAGGAGTGAAACGGTATCGGCTGTGTTCGGCGTATGCGATATGCAGGGCGAAGTCATTCGCGGCTGGCAGTACATCAAAGGCGCACCACAGCCAACCGACCTGCCCGCCACGATCATGATTCCCGAGCGATTGGAGAAGCTGCTATTCCCCAAGCGCCGCATCATCATCTATGGTGGGCGAGGATCGGGCAAGACACGCACGATTACCGCATGGCTTACCGAGATGGCGCGGCACCAGACAGAGCGCGTGCTGTGCTTGCGTGAGGTGCTGAAAAGCATTGATGATTCCAGCTATCAAGAACTGGTGGACGAGATCAACCGCAAGCCTTGGGCCGATGAGTTCCGGTGCATCAACAACAAAATCAGCGTACCTAACAAAAAATCAACGTTCAAGTTTGAGGGTATGCGCACCAACGCAAGCCAGAACTTGAAGGCGAAGGCTGGCAGCACCAAGGCATGGGTGGACGAGGCCGAGACGGTGAGCCGTGACGCATGGGATGCCCTGTTCCCTACGATGCGTAAAAAAGGCTCGCAAGTGGTCATATCTTTTAATCCACGCGAAGAAACAGACCCCACTTGGAAAGACCTCGTGGAGCCTTACTACGCGCAGATGGTGGATGGCATCTACGAGGATGATGAAACGCTCATCATCGAGTGCAATTGGCAGCACAACCCTTGGTTCACCGATGAGCTGCGAGGCGAGAAGGACCGCATGGCGCGCAACGACCCCGACCGCTATATGTGGATTTGGGAAGGCAAGTTCCGCCGCCGCAGCGATGTCAAGGTGCTTAACGGCAAGTGGATCATTGAAGCCTTTGAGCCGCAGAAGAATTGGGATGGCCCCTACTTCGGCGCTGACTTCGGATTTTCGCAAGACCCAAGCACGCTCAACAAGCTGTGGATCAACAACCGCAAGCTGTACGTTGAGTACGAGGCCAACGGCATTGGCGTTGAGCTTGACGATATGTTCTTGTTCTATGCCGCGCATGACGGGGCCACGCCTGATCAGCTTGAGTACATCAAGAAGCGCAAGCCATCGGAGCGCAAGTATGAAGGCATCCCCGACGCACGCCGCTACATGATTAAGGCCGACTGCGCACGCCCTGAGACGATCAGCCACATCAAGCGCCAGGGCTTCCGCATTGAAGGCGCGGAGAAGTGGCAAGGCAGCGTGGAGGACGGCATAACCTTCCTGCGCTCGTTCGACCAGATCGTTTTGCATCCACGCTGCAAGAATACTATCTTTGAGGCAAACGCCTACGAATACAAAACCGACCGTTTGACGGGTGATATACTCCCCGATATTGTCGATAAGCACAATCACCACTGGGATGCAATACGTTACGCGCTCGACAAGCTTATCAAGCGCAAAGGTAGAAGCTTCTACGACTATTAAAGGATTGACATGGGTTTCTTCGATTGGGCGCGGGGCAAGACCGGCGCGGAGGTGGCAAAGGACGAGCCGAAGCGCGAGCGGCCACGGCAGTTCAGCACCGATTTGCCGCTGCGCAAGATTGACCGAGAAGGCTTGTTCGCTAACCTGTTCGCCGCGCCCGTGTTCAAGGACAAGGAAAGTGCCGCAGTGGTAGGCGCGATGGACACGTGGGGCGACTCAGGCAACCCGTACACGGCCAAGGGTGCATTCACCCTGGCAACGCAGCAACTCCCGGACTCGCTCATGAGCTGGTACGCCAACCAAGGCTTCATTGGCTATCAGGCGTGCGCCATCTTCGCGCAGCAGTGGTTGGTGAGCAAGGCTTGCTCAATGCCCGCCAAGGACGCCGTGCGCAACGGCTGGAAGGCGACCATCAACAACGGCGAGGAAGAGTCGGTTGAGTTGATGGAGAAGATCAAGCAGCTCGACAAGCACTACAAGGTGCATTTCAACCTCGTTGAGTTGATTACGAAAAAGCGCGTGTTCGGCATCCGCATAGCCATCTTTGTAGTGGACTCGGATGATGAGGACTACTACCTCAAGCCGTTCAACATCGACGGCATCACGGAAGGCAGCTACAAGGGCATCAGCCAAGTTGATCCCTACTGGATGACGCCGCTGATGGGTGAGGACTCGATCCAGAACCCAGCCGGCATGAACTTCTACGAGCCTACGTGGTGGCAGATCGGCGGCAAGCGCTACCACCGCTCGCACCTGATCATCGTGCGCCATGGCGAATTGGCCGACCTCATCAAGCCCGCGTACCTGTACGGCGGCGTGCCGCTCACCCAACAGATTTACGAGCGCATCTATGCAGCAGAGCGCACCGCCAACGAAGCGCCGCTGCTTGCCATGACGAAGCGCATGAACGTCATCAAGGCCGAATTGGATCAGGTCTTTGCCAACCCTGAACGCTTCATGGAGCGCATGGCCGAGCAGTCCGCATTGCGTGACAACTACGGCACCCGCCTGATTGGCACCGACGAGGAATACACCCAGCACGAAACCAGCCTTGCCGACCTGGATGCCACGATCATGACGCAGTACCAGCTTGTGTCAGCCATCGCGGAAGTCCCAAGCACTAAGCTTCTCGGCACCTCCCCCAAGGGCTTCGGCGCATCCGGTGATTACGAGGTCGCCAGCTATAACGAGTTCCTGGCCGGCCTGCAAACCACGGACGGCACGCCATTCCTTGAGCGCCACTATGCGCTGATGAACCGCTCGGACCTGGGCGGCAAGTACCACATCGAGCCTGTGTGGAATCCGTTTGATGAGCCGACCGAAACCGAACTGGCCGCAATCAACAAGACCAAGGCCGATACCTACGTGGCGTTGCAGAACACGGGCGCGATTGATGGTACTGACATCGCGGAAGTGCTGGTGAAAGACCCGCAATCGGGATTCTCTGGCGCGACAAGCCTCGGCAGCGAGAACACAGGCGACGAACTGGAAGAGGGCGATGGCGAAGACCAACCAGCCAAAGAAGCCGAATAAGCAACTGCGGGGCAACCCGCTGTACAACCCCGTGAGCATCGAAAACCGGTACTCGCGGGACTTGCGCGCTCTCGCCAAGGAAATGACCAAGGAGACGCGAGCGGCTGTCTTGGAACTGTTCCGCTCGCCCGATGCCAAGGAGTTCTTTGCGCAGGACGCAAGCATTGCCATTCAGGCGCGGCAAATGCTCAACCTGCTGACCGCCAAGTTTGACCGCCTGTACTCGCGCCATGCCGAGATTCTTTCGCGCCGGATGCTTCGCCAAGTGGATGACCAGAGCAAGGCCGTGCTAATGCAGTCGTTCAAGAAATTGAGCGCCGAGGTCACACTCAGTGTCAAGGACATGCCACGCGACCTGTTTGAGGCCACCATCGCCAACAACGTGACGCTCATCAAGTCCATCCCTGAGCGCTACCTCACAGACGTTAGCGGATCGGTGCTGCGCTCGATTGCCGACCCGAACGGCGGGGGCATTGGCAAACTGATTGAGGACTTGCAGAAGTACGAGGGGATCACTGACCGCAAGGCCAAGATGATCGCCATGAACGAGACGCGGCGCGCATACCAGAACGTCAACATCGAGAAAAGCAAAGCCGCTGGCATCAAGAAAGCCGTATGGGTCCACACAGGCGGCACCAGGGAGCCGCGCAAGGCCCATAAAGATTTCAACGGGCAAGAATTCTTTCTGACAAAAGGTGCGCCAGTGGGCGATAATGGCGAATATGTGTTGCCAGGGCAAGAAATTAATTGCCGCTGCACATGGGTTCCGGTGGTTGACTTTGAGGATATGTGATGACTACGTGCACTGTTGAGATTTCGATGCGGCTCAAGTATTTGCTTGGGCCTGTACTCGTTCTGGCTACCACGCTCGTTAATTCCAAGCCATGCGGTCGCCTGCTGCTCGTATGGGGCCATCCTCTGCTCTCGTGGGATATTCGCCCATGACCTATGCGATGGACAAGCGCGTAGTCAACGAGTTTGGTTGGCTCACGGTAGAGGACAACCCGATTACGAAAGTCGGCGTGTTCCCCTATCTCGGCTCGCAGATCGGCGCGCCTGAGCCTGACCGCGTGTACATGGTCCACCGCCCAGCGGAAGAGTTGAACAACCCGGAAACCATCGAGTCATTCAAGCTTACCCCATTCATCAACGAGCATCCCAAGACCCTGCTCGGCAACGTTGATGGCCTCGTTGCCACCGATGCCAAGCGCGTTGAAGGTGTGTTCGGAGAGAAAGTTTATTTTGAACACCCATATCTGAAAGCCAATTTGCGTGTATATTCCGCACAAACGCTCGATTCGATTGATTTGGGTAAAGAAGAATTGTCGGCGGGCTACACCTGCGAATGGTCGCGTGAAAGCGGATCGTTTGAAGGCGTGGCCTACGAATACGTGCAGCGCAAGATTCGCGGCAATCACGGGGCATTAGTGGAAGAGGGTCGCAGCGGCCCGGACGTGTCAGTCATGGACAGCATGACGTTTAATCTCAATAGCAAGGAGCAACAAATGGAACTGGCAGAACTGGTAAAGTCCGTCGCCGCAATCTCCGCTCAAATCAGCACCTTCCAAGGCGCGATGGACTCGGTGAATGCCAAGCTGGCTGCGATGGACGAGGATGACAAGGACAAGGACGACAAAGAGCCGAAAGGCGCTCAGGACTCCGACGACGAGGACAAGGACGATAAAAAGGCCATGGACGAAGACGACGAGAAGAAGGACGAGAAGAAGGACGCGATGGACGCCGCAGCATTTAAGCGCGCCGTTGCCGCCGAGGTGACTCGCCAGCTTGCCGCCGCACCTGCCGCCCTCGACTCGGGCGCTCTGATGGCTGAAATCGCCAAGAAAAACGAACTGGTCGCCAAGGTCAGCGCGCACATCGGCACCTTCGCCTGCGATTCCAAGACCTATGAGCAGGTTGCCGAATACGCCGCCGAAAAGCTGGGCCTGCCAAAAGACAACGCCGCCATCCGCGTTGAGTCGTATCTGGCCGCAAAGCCTGCATCGACCACCGCTTACGGCATGGACGCCAAAACCGTCAAGGCGTCGGACGGCGCGGCCCAACTCGCCAAACACTTCGCGTAAGGAGCGCATACAATGAGCATCTTCAACACCATCCGTCAATTCCCGACCGACGCTTTCCCGGGCGATTTCGTTCTGGACGGCCCGATCCGTTCGCAACCACTGCTGCTGCGCACGACCGACCCGACCAACAACGTCATTGGCCGCGCCGTGACGCAACTCGCTGCAACCGATGGCGTTGCCGTCGCAGGTGGCACCGGAGCCTTTGCGGGCATCCTGACCAACAGCAAGCAATACGCTTCGCTGGGCGGCGCTACTGGCCCGCTGTCGCCTACCCTGACGCTGCCGAACGAGCTGCCAGTGCAAGGCACCACCGTTGCATCGGGCATCGCGGTCATCACCTCGACCACCGCAAACATCGGTGACGGCGTGGCTTACGCGAACGCTACCGGCATCATCGCTGCGGCACCGGGCGGCACCCCGCCTGCATCGCACACGTTGATTCCTGGCGCGTCGTTCATCCGTCGCAACATCACCACTGCCGGCACCATCGGCATCATCCAACTGCTGAACAGCTAAGGGAGCAATAGCAATGGCACAATCCCCACTCCGTTCCCATATCTCGGCACGCAAGGTCAAGCCGGTATCGGGTTACACCGTCAACAGCATGGCCGACGTGGCTGCGCTGAGCAACTACGGTATCACGCTGAACCAGCGCGATATCGGCCAGATGTACGCCGCACAGCAAGCCGGTTCGGCAATGCTGAATGGCGCAATGGACAGCAATCTGGTCGCTCCGCTCTCGACGGCATCCATCGGCACGCCGATTCAGTTCCTGCAAGCCTGGGCACCCGGCTTCGTGCAGGCCATCACCCAAGCGCGCCAGATTGACAACCTGATCGGCGTTTCGACCATCGGTCGCTGGGAAGACGAGGAAATCGTTCAAGGCTACAGCGAGCGCGCCGGTAACGCCCTGCCCTACCAGGACAACACCACCGTCCCACTGACCAACTGGAACACCAACTTTGAGCGCTACAGCATCGTGCGCTTCGAACAAGGCTTCATGGTTGGCCGTCTGGAAGAAGCTCGCGCCGCTGCGATGAACTACAACAGCGCCGAGAACAAGCGTATGCAAGCCACGATTTCGCTGGAAGTTCAGCGGAACTACATCGGCTTCTACGGCTACAACGCCGGCAACGGTCGCACCTACGGCTTCCTGAACGCCCCTGGCCTGCCTGCCTACACCAACCTGCCAAACGGCGTGGGCGGCTCCTCGACTTGGGCGACCAAGACCACGCTGGAAATCATCGCGGACATTCTGAACGCGTTGCAGACCCTGCGCGTGCAGTCCGGTAACCGCATCGACCCGAAGACCCGTGCTATCACGCTGGCCGTCGCCATGTCGGCTGTGGACTACCTCGCAACCCCTACCGCGCTGGGCTACTCGGTCAAGCAGTGGATGAACGAGAACTACCCGAACGTGCGCATCGAATCGGCTCCCGAGCTGAACGCTGCAAACGGCGGAGCGAACGTGTTCTACCTGTACGCCGAGGAATTCAACGAGGAAAGCACCGACGATGGCCGCACCTTCTCGCAGATGGTTCCGGCCAAGTTCATCACCATCGGCGCGATGCAGTTGACCAAGGGCTACGAGGAAGACTTCGGCAACGCGACTGCGGGCGTGATGTGCAAGCGCGCCTGGGCCGTGGTGCGCCGCTCCGGCGTGTAACTGCTGCTAGGAAATAGAGCATAAGCAATATAAAATAGGGGCAGGCAATGCCCCTATTTTTACAACCGGAGAAAAGAATGCCCTACGTATATTCCACGCTGACCGCTGATAACATCTATGCCGCCTACGCCAAGGCAGGCGACCGCGAGCAGCAGAACGTTGTCCGCGAAGTCCTGATCAAAGGCGGTCACGGCCTGATCGACAAGAACTTTATCACCGCCCTGGGCGTGGCCACCGAAGTCACCGACGACGAACTCGACTTCCTGCGCACGGTTGACGCTTTCAAGCAGCACGAGGCCAACGGTTTCATCAGCTACGATCAGAAAAAGGTCGAACCTGAGAAGGCAATCGCCAACATGAAGCGCCGCGACAAGTCCTCGCAGCTCACCCCTGCCGACTACGAAAAAGGCGGCATGATGGACGTGGACGCGCCAAAAGTCGGCGGCATTTAAGGCATCGCCATGAACCCCCACGTTCTCGACCCTGCGCAATTCCGGCTGCTGTTTCCGGCCTTTGCCGATGAGACCAAGTTCCCGGACGTGCTGCTTGAGACGTGGTGGGAAATGGCGACCAACTACATCAACGAGTACGACAACTGCCTGATCAGCGGCAAGACGCTGCAATTCGCGCTCAACCTGATGACCGCGCACCTCGCGCAGACCTTCACGGCTATCAATAGCGGCGCTGGCACTGGTACACCGGGCCTCGTTACTTCCGCGTCTGAGGGCAGCGTGAGCATCTCCATGACCCCACCGCCAGCCAAGACCGCATGGCAGTTCTGGCTTTCCTCGACGCCTTACGGGCTGCAACTGTGGGCGCTGCTGAAATCTCTTGTGCTTGGCGGCTTCACTGTCGGCGGTCGCCCTGAAATCAGCAGCTTCCGCCGCAGCTATGGGGTGTTCTGATGAGCGCCATGGATGAACTGGCAAAGCGACTGGCTGCATTTGAGGGGCGTCAGGCCAAGGTGGGCTGGTTTGAGACGGCGCGCTATCCCGATGGCAAGCAGGTTGCAGAGGTTGCCATCATTCAGGAAATGGGCGCACCCGGCGCAAGCATTCCCGCTCGCCCGTTTATTCGCCCCACTGTTGAGGCAAAGCGCGAAGAGTGGACGGAGCAATTTATCAAGGGCGCAAAAGCAGTTGTGCGCGGTGCAGTAACTGCGGAGCAAGTATTAGAAATCATGGGGCAAAAGGCAGCGGGTGATATCCGCACGGTTCTTGCAAGCGGCGATTTCCTCAAGCTCTCCCCTATCACTCTCATGCTGCGCAAGTGGAAAGACGAAGATTCAAGCTTTAAGGTCAACGGCACGATGGTTGGCGCGGCGGCTCAGGCCGTCAAGGAAGGCGAGGAAGGCAGTTCGCGCACGCAGCCCTTGCACGATACCGGGCTGATGATTGCCACGCTGACGAGCGTAGTGGGGGATGACGAATGAATTTGCATGCTTTGGTACGCGCAGCCATTACGACCGTCAACCCGGATATTGACGCAACCCTGATCAAAAGCACGGGATACACCCGTGTCAACTATGTCCAAGTGCCGACGTACGCGTCAATACCAGTCCGCATTCAAGTTCAGGGCGTGAAGCCATCGACGCTGCTGCACATGGATGCGCTGAACATTCAAGGCGTACTGCGCCAAGTTCACATGTACGGCAACACTGCCGGCGTGGTGCGCGCCGACGGCACGGGCGGCGATATCCTGAACTTCCCTCAATCGCCAGGGGGCGAAGTGCAATCGTGGAAAGTGGTCGTCGTTCAAGAGACATTCCCCGATTGGTGTTCACTCGTCGTTCAGCTTCAAACACAACTGGTGACCCCATGACTTTACCAATCACGCCGCAACTTGGCGCGATCTTCGCGGCTCTCGGTGGCTTTATCGAAAGCACGATCACGACCACCGTTATTCGGGGTAACGTCAACAACGTGCCAATGCCGAAAGGCGATTTCATTTTGATGACGGAAGGCAAGCAATCCCGCCTATCAACGAATATTGCCACGTATAATGATCCCGGCGACAACCCCGGCACAAAGCTTGTGTTGCAGCCCAAGCAGTATGAAATCGGGATTGACTGCTACGGGCCGCTTGCTAGCGACTGGGCAGCGATCCTGATCACGATGTTTAACGATGGCTATGCCATTGACAAGATGGGCACAGAGGTCACGCCGCTGTACGCAGACGACGCGATCAATATGCCCCTCGTCAACGGCGAACAGCAATATGAGCAACGGTGGCGTTTCACCGCTGTCATGCAGTACAACCCCGTAGTAGAAGTGCCACAGCAATTTGCAGACGTGTTGAATGTCGGACGTGTTGCGGCAGACCTTTTTCCAACGTCACCATAAGGTGTTTCAATGACCATTCCAGCATCCAAGCTCGTTGCTGTATTCCCCGGCGTTCTTACCGCTGGTGGCGCAGCCGTGGCTTTGTCGGGCCTGACCCTGACCAACAATACCGCCGTCCCGATTGGCTCGGTGCAGTCGTTCGCCTCCCCGGCTGACGTTGCCAAGTTTTTCGGTGATACCTCCGACGAATACAACCTGTCCGCCGTGTACTTCGCGGGCTACGACAACTCGACCGCCAAACCGGGCGCGCTGCTGTTCTCGCAATACGCCTCCGCGCCGGTTGCTGGTTACCTGCGCTCGGGTTCGTTCGCGGGCGAGCCGCTGACCACCATCACCGGCATTGCATCCGGCACGCTGACCGTTTCGGTTGACAGCACCCCCAAGACCTCGACGGCAATCAACCTGTCCACCGCGACCAGTTTCAGCAACGCAGCGTCGATCATTCAGGCGGCCTTCACGGGCGGCGGCGCACCTGTCGTTACCTACGACGCGCAACGTCAAGCGTTCGTGTTCGCATCGCCTACCACGGGCGCTACGAGTCTGGTTTCGTATGGCACGGGTGCGCTCGCTACTGCCCTGCGCCTGACCGCCGCCACCGCCGCGCAACTGTCGTCCGGTTCCGCCGCGATGACCCCGGCCCCTGCCCTACTGGCCGTGACCGCTCGCGCCCTGAACTGGGCTTCGTTCATGACCACTTTTGAGCCGACCACCGACGAGAAAATCGCCTTCGCTACGTGGACCAGCCAGCAGAACAACCGGTTTGCATACGTCGCCTGGGATACCGACCCCAACGCGCTCGTGCAGGGCAATACGACCAGTTTCGGCGCACGCGTTGCGGCGGTCGGACTTTCCGGTTCGCTGCCTGTAACTGGTGACGCTTCCGTCGCTGCCGCGCTCGGCGTATCGCTGGCAAGCATCGTGCGGCCTCTCGCTGCCTTCGCCATGGGCATTGCTGCATCGCTGGACTTCACCACTACCAACGGTCGCCAAACGTTCGCCTTCCGCTCGCAAGGTGGCCTGACGCCTTCCGTCATGGACGCCACCGCAGGCGATACCCTGATTGCAAACGGCTACAACTTCTACGGCGCATATGCCACCTCGGCGCAGCAGTTCCGCTTCATGCAGCCTGGGCAGATCAGCGGCGCATTCAAATGGGCCGACAGCTACTACAACCAAATCTGGATGAACTCGGCCTTCCAGCAGTCGTTGATGGTACTGATGACCGGCGCTGGCACGATCCCGTACAACAACTTCGGCTACTCGCAAATCGAATCATCTCTGGCCGATCCAATCGCCGCAGCGCTGAACTTCGGTGCGATCCGCGCAGGCGTCACGCTGGGCAGCGATCAGATCGCATCCATCAACGCATCGGTGGGCAAGAAGATTGCAGACGTGGTGAGCACTCGCGGCTGGTATCTGAACATCGCTGATCCGGGCGCGGCAGTGCGCGTGGCTCGCGGTTCGCCGGATATGACTTTCTTCTATGCCGATGGTGGCTCGGTCCAAAAGATCGAACTCGCATCGATCAACGTTCAATAAGGGGCTGAATCATGGCAAAAACTCTCACCACCGCCAACAGCGCCTTTACCCTGGCTGCTCGCGGCATTTTCCCCGTGCCGTTCAAGCTGGAAGGCTACGCCACGGACGATTCGTTTGCGACCGATGACGTGAACCCAGTCGAAACGCAAATGGGCGTGGACGGTCAGCTTGATGGCGGCTATGTGCCATACGCGACGACCATCACGTTCATGTTGCAGGCCACGTCGCCAAGCATCGACTTCCTTGACGCGATCATTGCGCAGCAGAAGGCGCAGCGTGAGGCGGTCATCTTCGACGGCACCGGCCTGATCCAAGGCACGCAAGAGAAGTACGCGATGACCAAGGGCTACTTGACCTCGTTCACCCCGGCCAACACCGGCAAGAAGGTTCTGCAACCCCGCAAGTTCACGTTCATGTTCCAGAACTTCGATAAGGCTCCGATCTAACCATGGCACGCACCGTCCAAAACTACACCGTAGAAAAGGCCGGTCGTGACAAGGGCAAGACCTTTGTCATTACCGAAATGTCGGCGCGTGACGCTCACCGCTGGGCTACCAAGGCGCTGTTTGCAGTGATGAATGCTGGCGTAGAGCTGGCAGATGAATCGCTGTCGATGGGCATGGCGGGCCTGATGATGGCTGGCATGGGCTCGATCACCAAGATTCCCCATGCGATTGCAGAGCCACTGCTGGAAGAACTGCTTGGTTGCGTGCTGATCAAGCAGGAACTGACGACCCGCGACCTGTTCGAAGGCGATATCGAAGAAGCCGTGACGTACTTCGATTTGCAGCGCGTTGTCCTGACCATGCACATTCAGCCTTTTATTTCAGGCGGCGGCCAGAGTTCGGCATCGGCCCCGCCGAATCAGGCAGTGGCCGGCTAATCGAATACGCCAACGTTCCCCAAATCATGGGGCTTGTTGTCTCTCGCGGGATGGCAAGCCTTCATGAATTGGATACGGTCTACAGCACTCAGGACGTGCATGACATGCTTGAGATAATCGCTGTGGACGACTACAACAAACGTCAGACCAAGGAGCCGAGATAGTGGCAACCACCGTTATTGAATCGCTCCTTATCACGCTGGGGCTGGATAGCAGGAACTTCCAGGCTGGCGTGCGCGGCGTGGAGCGGGGTCAGCGCGATATTCAAAACGCAGGCACCCGCACCGCAGAAGCGGAAAAGAAGAACTCTGCCGCCCGTGAGAAGGCGATCAAGAGCAGCGTTGACGGCTACCGCAAGGTGCGCAACGAGGTGCTTGCACTGGCTGCTGTGTTCACGGCTGGCGTGGGCATCAAAGACTTCATCACCAACACCATCAACAGCGCCGTCAACCTGGGCTATTTGTCTCAGAACCTCGGCATGTCAACGCAGCAGATCAAGGCGTTTCAACTCGCCTCGGAGCGTGCAGGCGGCTCGCAAGAGGGCTTGACCGCGCAGCTTAAAGAGTCGGTTGATGCAATCTCAGAACTGAAAACAGGTGGTGGCCCGAATGCTGGCATGCAGGCGTTCTTCCGCTGGGGCGGCTCGTCCAAAGACCTTGAGGACGGAAATACCTACCTGCTTGCCCGCGCCAAGATCATTCAGGAACTCGCGGCTACCGACCCGACCAAGGCCACGCTCATCGCTAAACAGATGGGTATCAGCGAGGGCCAATACAACTTCATCAAGCTTGGCCCTGCTGCGATTCAAGACCTGATCGCGGCGCAAGAGCGCCATGCAGCCGTGACCATGAAGGATGCGGAAGCGGCGCTCAAGCTCAAGAATCAAATGCTTGACCTGCGCGACAGCTTGACGACCACGGCTACCCGCGTTGTCCTGCAATTGGCCCCGGCTCTCGAGAAGGTGTTTGCGCGACTGGAAGAAGGCGCGAACTGGATCGCGGCGCACAAGGACGACATTGCAAAGTGGGTCGATGGCGCTATCACGGCCATTGCTGAATTCGTGACCTGGGCCGACCGCATTGCTGAATCGCTGGGTGGCTGGAAGAACGTATTGGTGACGCTGATTGGCCTCAAGGTGGCAAGCTTCGGCCTGTCGCTGGTGAGCATGGCCGGAAGCATCGCGCTTGCCTTTGGGCCTGCTACAGCGGCTCTCGTTGGCTTTGCTGCTGCCTATGCGGGCGTGCGCGCACTGAACGAGAAGTCGGGCGGAAAGATCGATGAATGGGTTGGCAAGGTCTTTGAGTTCTTTGGCGACAAAGGCGCATCGCACACGCCGGCCAGACTCAAGGGGCGCACTGCTGCCGAGATGGCCGCTGCCAATTCACCATCGTCCGCGCCGCCGACTGATGCACAGGGGCGCTTGACCTCGCTGGAATCTAAGTATGGCTTGCCTGC